AGTGTCATTAAATCTGTATCACTTGTATGTCCAATGGTAGCACCGTTAGTAATAACATTATCAACGGTTAAAGTTGTAAGAGTACCTAAGCTTGTGACACTGCCTTGTGCAGCAGTCGCTAAAGTACCTGTTAAAGTTCCTGTGACTGTAAGATTGTCAGCTATTGTTGTTTCTGAAGTTGTATGTCCAATCGTTAATGCGATTCCTGAAGTCTCAGTTGCAATTTTTAACGCACCTTGTGAATTTGTAATATATGAATTAGTACCATCGTGATAAAGAGTTAAATCTGTACCGGCACCTAATTTTAGAATGTCGCTATCACCTAGAGCAACGTGAGTAGCAAAAGTTGCTACACCTGTAACACCTAAAGTTCCACCAACGGATGTGTCACCCGTTGTTGTAAGATTGTCAGCTATTGTTGTTTCTGAAGTTGTATGTCCAATAGTAACTGCAATACCTGAAGTTTCTGTTGCTAACTTTAAAGCGCCTTGTGCATTGGTAATGTAGGAATTTGATCCATCATGATACATGAGCATATCATTGCCAGTACCAAATTTAGCATTGGCACTATCCGCGAATGTCGCATGAGATCCTGTTAATACATTGAAAGCATTCGCAGTAAATGTAAAATCATCTGCGCCCGCAATTTCAATATCGATCTGATCATCCGTACTTGCGGTAATACTTGTATCAGAATCCGCATCAAGTGTTAGTTCATTGCCATCCAGGTCATATCCCGCAGTAGATCCAATACCTGAATCAACGAGATTTGGATTAGTACCGTCATCAGCAGTAGCATAAACAATTTTAGTTCCTTTATCTGTCGCTGCAAAAGTAAGACTGCTTCCTGATCCAGAAACATATTTAAATTGAACGGTGTAAGCGCCTGATGTGCCATTTACAAGAACAAACATTTGTTGAACATCCAAGGGAATGGTTACAACTTGGTTACCAGTGATGGTTCCTGTAAATTTTATGATTCTATGTGAAAGTTCAGCGCCTGTTGATCCATCAGAAACGGACAGCGTTGTTGTTTGAGCTGAACCCGCTATGGATTTTTCAACATAACCACCAACCATCTGTTCGATGATTTGTAAATTGGTATTAGTTTTAGATCCCCAGTCACCGGCATTTTCGCCGGTTGTCATTAACTCAGTGCCTAATCCTGTATAACTTGATGCCATAAATTAATCTCCTATGCGCTTGCTACAAAAACCTCCACATCACACGCTGCAGTATCTGCATCCACGGTGATGTCTACTAAATCTGAAAGGCCCGAAGCTAAAGCGGATCCTGCTGCTTTCATCGTATCCACAACTCCACCGCTATTATCACCTGGATAAATAAACGAGTGGCCAGCGTCAACCTTCATTCTAAATTCTGTATTGTCTTCATCTTTAAAAGTCAGCATAATATGATTGGATGAATCCAGATTTGTAATTCTAATATATCTAACATCACCGTCATCAAACATTCCTGCAACATAACCAACTTTATTAGCTGTTACACCAACGCTACTAAGCGCTGATAAAAATCCTATTAATCCACATTCTGTTGTTGATGCGGTTACAACTCTTTTTACAACTTCATTGACGCTGGAAATATCCAATGCTCTTTCCGATCCATAATCGATGTTATTGAGTGTAATTGCTTCTTTGATAGTTGTTGTTAGTGTTGCCATATTTTAATTCCTTACGGTGTCTGAACCGGAACGGGTATACGTGGTTCTCCATCCGTATAGTCGTCTCGTCTTCTTCGACCTAATTGTTCTGCACCAAACTTTTGTACTTCGGTTTGATACTTTTGTTCATATAGTTGTAACATATCTTGCGGGCCTTTCAAATAACTAAAGGCCTCTACGAGACATGCATACAATAATCCATTGCCAAAGTTAAGGCTTAAATACGTCGTCGTATTCGCTGAACTTAATCCTATCGGTCTGGCGTTATAATGAATTTTGTACATAAAAGCTGAGCTGGGTGTGGGCACAACGGTAATCCGTCCTGAAGAAGTTGCTCCCGTTCCTTCCGCTCCTCCTGACATCGCGTAATATTTGGGTGTCCCTGTAGTCGTTTCAGCGGCGTCATATTCCCTGAGATAACTAATGTCTTTCTTAATTAAGAAGCTATTGGCTCCTGTCGCAACCGATGTTGAAGTATAAACTTGAAGATCTCTGACAAATAACGTTCCAGCCGGAGCATAAACATTGTCTTTAGAGGCAGTCAGATTACCTATCATTTCCTTTCGATCGGCATCAATGGGAATCTCTCTTTGTATTCTAAGTTCAGAGTTATCTATGAATTGATCGGTGATCGTACTGGATAACACTGAAGTCCCCACTTCCGTGTAATTCTGAATTGCTGTTGTAAGTGTTGAGTATGTAAATCCTGCCATTATTTTTTACCTTTAGGTGGTTTATATCCTTCATAATATTCGTCAGAATAAATTCTCTTTTTAGCCGCTTTTTGATACCATTTAATTCTAGCTTCTTTCGAACCTTTTTTAACTGCTGCTTTAAGTGCTTGTGTTACTGCGTATTTTATTACCATTATGCTGTCAACGTTGCCGGACCAGCCGAACAATTGTTGCCTCCTCCTGATATTCCTCCAGCTGTAGCAGTACTCGTATCTACAGTAAAGTGGTAATAGTCATCAGTATTCGTGATCGTGCCGCTTGAATCTCGCGTACCAACGGTAATCGAGTAGCCAGCGGCTTTTGCTACATTAGATCCACTGATACCATCAAAAGTTAAAGGATTTTGATAAGCGTCTGAATCTGAACTTGTCCACACTGGACCTCTGAATCTTACCGTGTCACTTGTGGATCGTCCGTGACTTTTTTCAAAAACGTTTATAATGCCCGATCCTGCCGAAATAGTTTCAAAAGGATTTGGTCCTAGTATTCCAACAACTGTCTCTTCAGTTCTTCCTGGTCTTGCATGTCTTAAACCATGTCCTTCTGTACTATAATGTTTTGCTTCATCTTGAGGATGTCTTGGTTCATATTCAGATTTATGAACAAAGGAACCGTTCCATTCCCTAATCATTTCATTATAGGGAAATTCCATTCCACTTCTATCTGATATCGCCTTAGCGTATTTTCCTCTTGCAAATGCCATAGTTATCCACTCGGGTAATAAGACTCCGGAGTTATATAAGTGCTTGTAGAAGATCCATCTTCCGCCAAAGCTCTTTTTAATTCATCTTCATATAATAATTTTAATTCTTGCACTCGTTGCGGTGCGTATTTTTGTGCCAGATAAAATGATAAACCAGATGCCATACAAGGCACAAAACGATAAGGCACATCAGTTGCATCAGTATAAGTTGCATCCGCATCTTGAATTCTTTTTACAAAATAAATGTGCATGTCTTTTGATGCATTAGAAGAATCCGCCGTTGGATAAACAGTTATAGTAGTTTTATCAATCAGTCTTTGAACGAAATATCTAGAAGGGGTTCCTTTAGATAATTTATTAGCTAAACCGGAATAGGTTGATCGATCTGTTTTTGTAAGCGTGGAATCAGCTTGATCTGTGGCAGTTCTATCAGTTCTAAGTGTCGCTTCTAAAACGTCGGCAATACCATACGTTGCTGTTCCTGTTGTTCCACCAACAGTCACAGAAGAAGTTCCATCTCCTGTAGCTCTATAAAAAGTGTATTCCGCTTGACCTTCGATTAAGTCAATATTGGTATCGCCTACTTCCCAGTAGTGCAAACCTCTATTGCCCCATTCTTGAAACATGACGTTTAAAGAACGTCTAGCTGTTTTTAGTTGATATCCCGAAACAGATTGTAAGCCAATTCGCTCATAAGCTTCTTCGATAATCTCATCAACAGCGAATGTCTTGTCGAACGTTACTGTTCCGGAAGTAGTATTAGCCATATGCTACCTCCTAACTATAAACTTTAATCCACTCGCAGTGTACGCTAGCTGTGTCTCCAGCACTAACAGCAGGCAACGTTAATTTAACATCCCCTGTTACTCCTGTTGCTTCAGTATTTTTTATTCCACCAATACTACTAAAGTCATGACTTCCATTGTAATTAAGTGTTAAAAATTGAACGTCGGTATCTGCATCCCAATATAATCTTACAGCATCGACAGGTGCTGTTACGGAAACATTGTACCATATTTTATTCAATCTAACTCTAGAGCAAGAAGCTCCAGCTGGATTTGTGTTTAATCCTGAAACATCCACAATAGTAGTTGTACCACCACTATTATCAGAGATATTTGTGTACGTTGTGATTAGTTTTTTGTCACCATCAAATTGTGTGACTGCTGAAACTGAATCTGCCATTTTTCCTCCTTTTCAAAGGTGGGATCATTACATCCCACCTCGAGTTTATTATTTATTAGCCGTTATTGTAATCAAAAGCTGCGCCCCAAATTTTAATAACTAATTTACCTGCTGTGTAAGCAGCTTCAGTAGCTGTTCCACAAGTTAGGTAAACATATTTTAGTGAAAGTGCTGCTAAAGTAGCTCCGGCATCATGTTGTTGTCTCATGCCAAGAGTCCAGTCACCACCATTTACAACCACTGTTGGAGTTGATACCGCTGCATTTTCTGCATCAGTAGCTGTCGCTGAACATACTAAATTAATATCTGGGTCTCCACCTGTGGGTGCTTCAACACAGCTCATTTCAACGCTGTATGGAATACCATTAACTCCAGTTGTTAGTTCTGCGATGTAAGCATTAGCTGCTCCACCATCAGTTCCAATAACATCATTAGCGGAACCACCACAAGCTAATCCACCATGTAGATCGATTAGAATAGTCGTGCAAATGTCACCACCTATTTTATTAACAAATGTGTTAATTGCATCATCAGCAATTCCTGATCCATGCGCATTAGGTGTAATTTTGAAAATAGTAGCTGCTGTACCTAAACTTCCATTGTTAGTACCTGTTGAAGTACCTACTGCTACAATGTTGTTTCCAGTACTTGCAACTTTTTCTATTTCCATACCACCCGCTGCTTTTATAACAGCGTAATCTACAAATACTCCTGTAGTAGTGTTCTTAGTTGTTGCCTTAATGTCACCGTCTGAACGGACTGTTCCATTAAATGTTGTTGTTGCCATAATTATAATCCTCCTAGTTTGCGAACGCAGTCTCTAGGCCGTCGACTATACGCGTCTACGTTCTATTAATTGTATAGTGATTAATCTATAGCTCTTTTTTTAAAAAAGCGCAAGGTATCCTTACAGGTTTGTATGATTTTTTAATAGCGCTTAAGTGGCTATTGAAACTTCAGCCTTGACGCTGTTTACTTTAGTTTGAAGAGTATCTTCTTCAAACTCTTTGGCAATGATTTGCTTAATAACATCCTGGATCTGTTTATTGATTTCAATCATACGGATATTATGCTTCCCTGACTTCAGGTGCTCGTGTTGCCACTCGAGTTCCAAGGACTTCTTCGTAATGTATAGGTCGTCCGTCATTTATAACCTCCTCATAGGTTATCCATTTACCACGGGTAAATCCATCTTTCTCGAATATTACCTCATTTTTTCCTACTTTGTCAAGGATTGTTTTTTCGATTGTTTTTTCAACATCCTCTAAAGTATCATTACTCTTGATATTAAAAGACGCAAAATACCCATTGTAGTGGATTCTTATGTGAAAGTTTTTCATAGGTCTAATTTCTCACTGTATAAACGAAATGAGGCGATTTTAAGGCCGCCTCATTTCTAATGTTTTTCTTTACGCTCCTGGTGAAGCGAAGATACCTCTAGGGTCAGAACAGCCGAAGCTGTATCTTTCTCTAGCTTTGTATCTAACGTTGCCAGTATCGAAGTCGCCTTCCATTGCAGTTGTCAATGGTGCACGATTGAACATTTTCATACCATTAGGTACGTCTGTAATGATGTAAAATGCATCAGTGTCAGTTAAAAAG